ACTGTACAAGATGGTGTTTGCACTAACATAATACTCTACAAGGCGACGACGATACAATTCAACAAACTGAGCGTAGGAGAGTGGTTCAGGGTTAATGAGTGTCTTCTTGACTGGATCATGGAGATTGAAATGAAGATGAGAGAAGCTAACTTCATTGGTGGAGGTCATGAGAGCGCGATTCTGGGCCATTATCTTTTCGTCATGGAGGACTACTTCGACAACAATTTCTCGACGTCGGTAAAGAGCATCAAGATCGCGAACGGTGGTTACAGGGGGCCAGGGGGAGTTGGTGGATTGGATGAGAAGTTCGGAGCTAAAACACTTTCCTTTTTCACTAATATCGGCCATTTGAAGTTGGTATGGCGCAGCAGTCTTTATTGCAAACATCTCTGCCATTTCAAGTTCAGCTTGTTCAGTGTTAATACTCTGGGCCCAATCGTCTTGGAGGACAACTGGGTTACCATCATATCGAGACCAGAACTTATCAGCGGGATTACGAGAGTAGATGAGATTAGTTGGGGACCAATTCATCAACTTTCCAGCTTCATACGCGAGATGTTTCATGAGAACTGATTTTCCGATATTAGTTTTGCCATAAAGACAAAGGACGAAAGGTTCAAGTTTGGCACCAGGATGCTTATGGGATTGGTGACAAAGAGAGCGCAATTGGGCAAGGGTACGGAGTTGTTTCTGTGCATCGGTAAACATGGAGTATAAGCGATTCTTGCACAAGTCGGGATTATCAACAAAAAACTTCATAAATTCCATTTCTTGTGTAATAAGATGACCGACTTTATGAAATGTTTCGCGATCGGATGATATCATGTTGGTGAGTTCAGGAGCAGATAATGAACGTACATCAATAATGAATTTCTTGAGTTTCTTCGGGTCTAAACGAGTATTATCCCAGGTGTCAGCAACGGAAATGATTTCCTTAATACAATCGACAAAAGTCTGTACTAATGACTGGAAACCACTTGCATTGCGTCCAAGTTGGGCAATATTATTGGTGGCTCGAAGAGAATCAGAAATTCGGGCTGTAAGAGCGCGTTGTTTATGGTCCTTATCATTGGCTTTCTCAAAGAACAAATAAACAAACAATGCAGAAAGAAATGTGGCGATGATAGCAGGGAATCGAGTAACAGC